TTGGAACCTACTCGTTTTATTACACTTGATGTATATTCTTGTAATAAATTCGATCAGAATATCGTCTTGGAATTTGCCAAGAAGAATTTTGAATTTACTTCTTACGAAGACCATTACATTGAAAGGGGTGTTAAATTTCAACAATAAATACTCAAGAAGACTGCTGTGGAAAGGAAAATAAATAATGGATGTATTATATGTTGATCAAAGTTGGGAATTAAAACTCATTGATAATGTGGCAGACTCTATTCGTAAATCTAATTGGTTGAATGGAGATCAGAAGATTGCCATTTTACAACTCAGTTATGAGTATAGTGGTTTATTTGCACAAGTATTGGCACATAGACTTAGTTTGTCGGGTGAACCAATGCCCATAGAACCAATTAATATACCATACAAAAATGAGTTTCCAGTATTCATACACCCCGACAAACTTGATCCATATAATAAACTCATTGTCCTAGACAGCGGATGCTTAAGTGGTAATAACTTTACTAAAGTAAAGAAACAACTTATAGACTATGGATATAGTCCTAACGATCTACTTTTTACATGTCTTGCATGTTCAAGTGAGTCTATATTTAAACCAGATCATTGTCCTGTATTATTTGATGGCACAAAGTCAATGATACATTTTTGGTGGGAATGTAAAACAACGAAATTTCAATAATGAATACTCACAGAATCATTCAAGGAGACTGCCGTGAAGCACTCAAACAAGTTGCAGATGAATCTATTCATACTTGCGTTACCTCACCTCCGTATTTCGGACTTCGTTCATACAACGGAGGAGATGATGAAATCGGATCCGAGCAGGAAGTCCATGAGTATGTCAAGGCAATGGTTGATGTGTTCCGCGAAGTTCGTCGCTGTCTTCGTCCTGATGGCACTTTGTGGTTGAACCTTGGTGATTCCTATATGTCTCAGAAGAATGTAGCACCACCACCACAGACAATCGGGGGGCAGCGGGATATGCCTACAACAATTCCTGGTAATCGTAGGGAGCAGAAGGGACTGAAGCACAAAGACCTCATAGGCATCCCGTGGCGGGTAGCGTTTGCCCTACAAGCAGATGGATGGTGGTTGCGTCAGGACATCATCTGGCATAAACCAAATCCTATGCCTGAATCAGTCGAGGATCGTTGCACTAAAGCACATGAGTATATCTTTCTTCTTTCCAAGAAGTCTCACTACTACTACGACCATGAAGCTATCAAGGAAGAATCAATTTTAAGAGATGGAAAGAAGAACAAGCGATCTGTGTGGAAGGTAAATACCAAAGGTTACAAGGGAGCGCATTTCGCGGTCTATCCAAAGAATCTTATTCTTCCCTGTATTCTTGCTGGTTGCCCTGAAGGTGGAAATGTTCTTGATCCCTTCACTGGTAGTGGAACCACGGCAGTTGTTGCTCTTGAGAACAATAGAAACTTTGTGGGAACTGAACTAAATCCCGACTACATCAAGTTGGCAGAGAAGAGAATCGCTCACGAGATACCGAATACACTTGCCTCTATTTTGGAATAACCTAGTATGACAATGCCCGACGAGATGTTCAACGCTATACGAAACGCACGGATGTTCATGGTTGATCTTTTGGATCCAAAGGCAACTCCAAAGGTTCCAACGGATATCCGAAAGAAAGCTAGGGATCGACTCAAGCACTTCCCCTCTGAATTTGATATTTCAGAGATGGAGAATTTCTATAATGCAGCGCATCTAGACAAAAACGTCATTATTGGGGAAACTAACAAGCAATTACAGCGAGTTGCCAACGAAATAACAATTGCTCAGTCCTCTCTCCGTAAAGTCACTGGTGTGCTACAAGAATTTATAAATAAACCTTGATAATATAGGACTAGTTATTGGGTAGTATGCCCTACTTATACATAATATTATGAGTTAATAATGAATTCTGACTATGATGACGATTGGCAAGACAAAGAACAAGAATTAGACGCACGATTAGGTTTGTATGTTGGTATAATGGTTCTTATTATTTTTATATTAGTTGTAATAGGAATAATGTTATACTTTAAAGGAATCTAAGATGCAAGAACCAAAGGATAGTGACGTGGAATTCGGTAGTCAGTTACTCCGTTATGGAGGTGACATAGGATTCATTTGCTCAGGATTCTTTGGTGCGGTGCTGCTTTCTATCGGCACTAAGAAAAAATCATTGACTACCACTATATCTACCATATTTGCTGGTACGGCATGTGCCAATTACCTTACTCCTTTGGTTTTACATTTTATGCCAGCATCAATACAGGACAAAGGAAAATATGCTGTCGCATTTATGATGGGTTATGTAGGATTGAAGGGTCTAGCAGCATTAATTGACATAGGTGCTGCCTATATCAAGAAATTGAAGTTACCTAATACAGACAATTCTACTTCAAGATGATTGACAACGATTATATATACGATATAATAGAGGTCACATGCAACGAACCGAAGTGGATCGAACTCGATTGATTTATGTGCAGTGGACACTAGAGTGTCAATCTATCGATATGCTTTTAACTGAAAAAGAAATCAAAAGAGCTATGACTCGTTCATCAGATCCAAAGAATTCGTTGTTAGTGACACCTAAATATTGTGAACCAAAACTGATACAAGAGGCTCCAAGAAAATGTACATTTTGGAGATGGTTATTTCGTGTGTGTTGAAATTATTTACTATAAGGAGTAAATCATGGAAGTTAAGATAATTCGATTGAATAGTGGTGAAGAGATTATTTGTAATTATAAGGTAACGGGAAAGACTGCTACCATAAAGGATCCAGCGGTTCTCATTCCGTCACAAGAAGGTAAACTCCTTCTTGCTCGTTGGCTACCATATGCCAAACATCCAGAGGATGGAATTGAAATTCCAATTACACAAGTCATGTTTGTGGTTGAACCTCAAAAGGATTTGGCGGACCATTACACAACGGTTGTTGTCAATAATCTTGTCATTCCTGGCAAGAAAATTGTTGATCCTCTAGCAGGGTCTAACCTGAAACTTTCAGTTTAACTCTTGACATTGTGATCGTCCTATGGTATAATAGGGGCATATTCCTGTAACTCAGTTGGATAGAGTAACGGATTTCTAATCCGTTTGTCGGAGGTTCGAGTCCTCCCAGGAATGTTTTATGAAAAAGAAAAAAATGAATAAGAAATTTAACAACATTAATCCAGTGAAATTGTATGATTTGAGTGGAAATCGTGTTTTCAGTCAACTGAATTTTCATCATGGTAATTGGAAAACTCTAGGAGTCAAATATATGAAAAATCGTAATGTTATTATTGGGTTGTCTGTTTTTGGACTTGCAGCGCAAGCATTCGTTCTTATCAGTGGAACTGGACTTGAACCAGCAAAGGCATCGATGTTCAATGCTGCTAGCATGATTGCTCTGTTTGTGGCATTCATTGCTTCAACTCTGTCTCAGAAAACAGAATGCGCATTCAGACGAGAGCGTGAGGATATTGATCGTGAGTTTGATGCTGTGTATCGCAATATCAGCGATGAAATTCGTCTTGTGAGAGATCTCAATCGTGAATCTACTCGTTCTAAGAAGTAAAAGATATAAATATATTGGATGATAAAAACAACTTATATTTACTCCTTTTTAGAATTAAGTGGTAAACCTAAACGATTTTTAGAATCTAAAGTAGATTGCAAAATATTGGGTTACGGTGTTTCAACAGACACCGTAACCCTTTCTGTTTTATATGAAAACATGGAAGCATTTACTACACTCAGTAAGTCTTTACATTTTAGATTTGGGTTACTACCAGAACACACAAAACACATTTAACCCCTACCATAGAATCCAGTCTTGGAATTTCCATTACGATTCACAGGGCCAGCAACATTGGCAATATTAGAAGATGTCAACGCTATGTTGGATGCCAATAGGTTTGTTATTGTTACCAATTTATCTGTGGTTGATATCTCTACTGCGGTATCTGTCTCGGGTGTGACACAGAAACTTCCAAATGTTATGGTAGATGTAATGTTATTAACAAGACTTGACCTAAAGCGGCATTGAGATGATGTATGATTATCAGTACATGATATCACGACACCATCTTGACTCTGAACACATGAACCTAATTGAGTTTCATTTACATCAGCGTCTTGTGTGAATGTATCGGTAGTTCTGATGTATATACTCACTAATACCTTTTCATCAATAATCGTTTTTACAGGTATCACTCCATTTAGTTTCATGGACTCCACGCCATTTGGGTCTAGAGATATTTCAAGTATCTCATACTTTCCTGAAACTTCACTGAATGATATAAAATCTCCGACCTTTGCTCCGATACGATTAAAGGAGTTCTTTGTATTATACCCAAATAGATTTCTAACAATGGTTATTTGATTGGTTTCACTTGAAATTATTGAACTAGCGACAATCAATGGTATTTCTTCGAAGTATTTCTTATCATATCTGACGATATCAGCATTCAAGGTAGTAACACTGGTTACATTTGCCTTTATGATTCCATTAAAGTATTCTGCGAAGGTAAATTCTCCACTCAAATCAGCAGTATCTTCAGTATTTGGATTGGAATACAATCCATTATGAATGTAGAATGTAGTTCCTATGGCAAATTTTGAAAAGAATGATTTTACTTTCGTTTCAGTATCAGCATTAGTTTGATTTGAAAAATCCAAGAAGCATTGAGTATTATTATTAATGAATATAATAGTTGGAATTGAAGTGATTCCACTATTGTAGGATATGGTTTCTTGTTTTACTATTTCATATGACAATCCATACATCACACTGGTTCTAACCAATATCAATTTCTCAGCAGTAGTAGACTGCTTATAGTTTGTGGTATTTTGAACTGAATTTCTCATGATGCGATATATGAAACTATAGCTCTTATATTGGTATCGGTTCTGATGAACACTTTCTTTAAATCATCAACTTCAAGAAACACACTATCTCCCGCATCAAGAACATAACCATTTGAAGTTGTCAATGTTCCACCATTTCCAATATAGACAGGTCCAGTATTAGCTCGTAATGCTTTAATAGTGACACCAGTTTTTATAGATCCAGTTGTGATTGGTGTTGGAGTTGTAGTTGCTGTTGTCTGTCCATGTAATATCGTGCTTGCTCTTTTGATTTCTTTAATCGTTACATTTGCGCCAGATGTGCTGGTCAATTGATTGGATATCGTTTGAATCGCTAATGTATTCGATGATATTGTTGTGAGAGCACCAATTAATGGTTTATTGGTATTTTCTAAAGAACTAACGATATCGGTGTCATCAATTGTTACCGTACCAGATACTGAGACAGGAACTGGACTTGTAGCACCAATTTCAACAGCACCACCAGCAAGCGAACCTTTGATTGTTATAGGAGTTCCACCAGCAGTATATCCCTGAACTCTGAGTGCTCCTTCGGAAGCGTTGGTAACACCAACGGTTGCGGTATAGGAAACACTGAAATTGATACCAGGATTTACAAGAGCAACCTTAATAGCATCTCCCGACATTCCTAGAGTTGTGCCATCACTAGCATACATTCTAGCAAGCACCTTATTACCGAGGTCAGAACCATATACAGCAACACTATGAGTAGCTGCCGACATGGATATCCCACTAATCGATACTGCTCCAGCGACCGTCACGCTGTCTGAAGAACTATTCAATCTTCGACCACCAGTGATTCCCATGGCAACTCCACCACTCACACCATATACAGCAACACTATTTGATATAGTAACAGGACCAGAAATTCCAACTGGAGTTCCATTTGCAATTCCTTGAATAGTACCAGTAATACCAAGTTTAGCATCTGCTGCGAAAGTAGAACCAATGACCACTAATGGAACACCAGTTACACCACGAACAGGAAAATAACCACTGGCAGAAAGATTACCAGAAACAGGAATAGCAGTCGTTTGACCATATATTCTAACAGGAAAAGGATATGCAGTAGTAACTCTAGTTGAAGTTGTCTCATCTCCCCATGCTATTTTTTGTAATGGCACATGGGCAGTAGCTAAACCAAAGCCAGCAGTTCCATAATCGGTTGCTAGTGAAGCATAGTTAAGACCGGTTTCTCTTGTTGTAACGTCAATATTACTAGTAGTATCTATCGCCATGTGTAAATTATCCTTTATTTGTATATATAATGATATGCTTGATGTTTTTTAAAATGATGGTATACTAGTGTCATGCTACACACAATATCAAAAGAAGAATTTTCTAAAAAAGTCGAAAAATATGTTCAGGACAAGAACACCTCCTACATGGAGACTATTCTATTGTTGCTAGAGGAATATTCATTTGATTTTTCACTTGCTCCTAAGTTGCTAAACCAACCACTAATGGAAAAATTGGAAAATGAATATAGAGAATTAAATTTCTTACCTAAAGTTAAAAACAAATTACCTTTTCGTTGACATGTAATATTTATCATTGTATAATATCATCATGTGGGGAGTTCCCACTAATAATAAGTCCGAAGGAGAACTTCGGGGAAAGTAGGAGTTATGGGTTTTAATGATTTAAAGAAGAAGTCCAAGTCTGGTATTGAAGATTTAATTAAGAAGATGGAAGACCAGACGAAGACTAAGGATTATAAGGATGATCGTTTTTGGCGACCTGAGCAGGATAAGTCTGGTAACGGATTTGCTATTATTCGTTTCCTTCCTCCTATAGATGGCGAAGAAGTTCCATGGAATAAGGTATATAACCACGCATTCCAAGGAACTGGTGGTTGGTATATTGAGAATTCTTTGACCACCATTGCTCAGAAGGATCCAGTTTCAGAGATGAATAGTCAACTTTGGAATTCTGGATTGGAATCCGATAAGGATTTGGCACGAATTCGTAAGCGCAAGTTGACTTACATTTCAAATATCTATGTGGTATCAGACCCAGCTAATCCTCAAAATGAGGGTAAGGTGTTTCTATACAAGTATGGTATCAAGATTTATGAGAAGATTGAAGAAGCGATGAAACCAGAATTCAAGGATGAAGAACCAATCAATCCATTTGATTTCTGGAAGGGTGCTAACTTCCGCATCAAGATTCGTAAGGTTGGTGGATTCACCAATTATGATAAGTCGGAGTTTGATTCTCAGACTCCTCTTCTAGATGATGATTCCAAGATGGAAAAGATTTGGAAGTCACAACATCCACTTCTTCCCTTTACCGAAGCAGCGAACTTCAAGAGTTATGATGAACTCAAGACTCGTTTGAATGAAGTTCTTGGTGGAGATATTCGTAATTCTACTCCAACTCAGAAGACCATCGAAGATGTTTCCGAAAGCATGGGCGAAAAGAAATCTTCCTTCAAGTCCAAGAAACCAGTCGAAGATGATGTTGATGAAGAAACTGATGCTCTCAGTTATTTTCAAAAACTAGCAGATAGCTAAATTACATTTAGACTTCTCAACCAATAGCAGTCCTCCAAATCGGGGGACTGCTTATTTTTTCCATTATATCCATCAATGAACTATAGTCATTAACAAGATTAGTATTGATATTATCAGTAGCTGCTGACTGATTGTCCATAAATTGAACATCATCACCTTCAGAGGGTGTTGGTATATCCATATCTGTATATAAAGACTCTTCGTTTTCTTTGGTCTTTTCTGATTCTTCAGATATTATTTCTCTGATTATTTGTTTTATATTTTCGCTAGTATCAGTTAATGTTGATGAACGAGATATGTTTGATATCTTTGTAGAATAATCCGATTTGAATAAATTGTTAATCCCGTCGAATTCCACGGAATTAGAAAATCTATTGGTTGTATTATTGGTATCTCCCGTATAAGATGTTTGATTTGAATTAAAATTATTGTTCGTATACGATGGATTACTTGTATTACTAGATGCCGATTGATTGTTGTTGAATGATGATTGATTGGATTGTGAATTATCATTGAATGAGTCTGTGCTGTTGTTACTGATATTCGTTTGATTTGATTCAGAATTGTCTATTCCTATGGTATCATTGTATGAACTTAATAGAGCGTGTGTGGTTGATTGCCCACCAAGCATGGCATTGATGGTTGTATTATGTCGAATGTTTCCATAGGTTTGATTACTATTGCTGATACTATCAACACTATTGTTCTGATTAAATCCATTGAGCATAGTTCCACTGGTTGATGTGGAATTGGTTGTGCCGCCTGTATTGTTCGTAGTGTTCTGTTGCGTAGTCGATTGATTTATGGTTACATTACCATTAGTAATATTAGAAGAGGTATTACTGATGTTTTGATTTCCATTGTTTATTGTTGTATTATTATTTTGTTGTGATGATGATACAGAAGAAACAGGAGATGATGATGAAGATGGAGTGTTTGGTTCGCTGTTGCTGCTGCCATCTAGTATATTATCATTATATGGTCTAGATATTGAATTCATATTGACATCATTTGATACACCTTCAATGGTTGTATCTGATGAATTAGAATCTAGATTTACATTGAAGTCGGTGGCATCTCCCTGCGTATAAGAGTCGATGAAGGCAGTTGAGTCTACTTGGGTATTGTTGTTTGTATATTCATCATCAATGTTGGTGTAATCAATATTGGATAACTGATTATATGTTTCGCTCGGGTCGCTGTATTGCGCAGTGTTGCTATACATCGATAATGATTCGTCATTGGTGGCATAATTTTGATTAGAGGTATTTGTATTTGTTGTATTTCCACTAATAGGTGAATCGCCATTACTGATGTTATTGATATTGGTTGTATCGCCACCAACATTTATAGTATTGCCACCAACATTAGTGTTGAGTGTAGTTGGCGAAGAAGTTGGTGTAATATTGGAATCAGTAGTATTGTTGTTTAGAACACCTTCACTTGACGATACAGAAGAAAATGCTAACTGAGAAATTATGGATGCTGGACTACCAGGAAATATATTAGTTGTTGATTGATTATTTGGTTCAGTGGTGCTTTCGCTATTTGTTTCATTAACATTAGTTGTTGCT